GTGAAACGTCATGTTGGGGCTACTACTCCCTGTTCGGGAGAAGTCTATATTTCGAAGGGCACACTAGTGGTCTCGTAGAGACTACTCTAAAACGGATACTTCCGGGTGTACCTTACGAAAAGGTAACGAGGCGTCATGTTGGAGATTTACTCTCCGCTAATGACTTATCTCCGTTCTCTTTTTACTCGAATCCAACGATGAAATCAAGGGTTGGTAACGTAGCTGTGGCTGGGTTCCTTAATAAATGCGCCGACGCGCGCCGCCAGTTAGAAGGCGGTGTGTTTGTCGGCGAGATTAAGGAGGCCCTTCATCAAGTCACACATCCGGGGAAGGCTTTCCGTAAGCTTCTAAATGAGTATGTGCGTGACGCCCGTAGGCGTACGCGCTCATTAAAGCGAACCGGGAACCGTATCGATCCGTCTCGCATCAGTGATGCGAATAAGATCGTCTCGGATACTTGGCTTGAGTGGTCCTTCGGTGCTAAACCTCTGTTATCTGATGTTAAGTCAGGTGCAGAGGCGCTCGCAGAACTACTCACTCGCACCTTTGATGTCAAAGATGTGAGATATATTGCGCAAGAAGAAGAGGATACAACACCCTCTTCGAAGGCTGCGTACACAGGCGCTTTTAACCTGTTTACTATCTATGCCTTCCATCAGCAAGAAATTGCTAAGGTCTTGTGCCGCATAGTTGGCCAAGTTAAGATTGAGGTTACAAATCCAATCACGATGGCCAGAGAAGTCCTGGGTTTTGCCCCGGGCGACTTTGTACCTACCGTGTATAATTTGATACCTTACTCTTTCCTGTTAGACTACTTCACCAATATGGGTGATGTCATACAGGCGTGGTCGTTTCCAAGTGAGAAACTCGCTTGGTTCAACCGTACTTATAGGGTTACTCGAACCCGAAAGGTTAACGGTCAATTTTTGAAAGTCTTTAACAACGACTCTCATTATACCACTGACTTTACCATAGCTCCGCCTATAAAGGTTACGTTAAGCTCAACGAGATTTGACCGGGACTCAACGAATCTGGGATTACCAACCTTGGTTTTCCAGATTCCAGGTTTCAGCACTAAGTGGCTGAATATCGCGGGTCTCGCTCATATGCGCTTTTTGTAACTTATTCCTTAACTTCCTCTTAGTGAGTAAAATCACATGTCAATTGCCCTCACCTCACCAGTAACAGGCGCTGCCCAAACTGGTTTTACTACTCCCACCTATACGGTGGTTGCCGATACTGCACCGACTTCGTCCGGGAAGCAGTGGGCTGTTACCGCCCTTGGCGGTACACAGACCAATGTCCGTACGCATTCGGCCAGCGATCCGTTCACCATTACGTTTGAGCGTCCTTCCAATGTTAGAAGTGCGCCCATTCCTAATCCGGTAACGGGTGTGATCGGCAATGTGCCCCGAAACACCTACAAGACTCGCGTCCGTAAGGGCGTGATTCCTGTTGCGGGACAGACCCCTCAAGTAATGCTGCAGACGGGCGTCTTCGACGTTCCGGCTGGAGCTGACTTGGCGGATCCATCCAATGTTCGGGCTGGTACGTCGCTCTTCATTGGAGCGTTGAATCAGCAATCTGCTGGATGGGGCGACACGCTCAATTCGGCCGTGATCTAAGTAGATCCGTACACAGTTGAACTTGTTGTCCTACCTGGAGGCTATATGTCCATTAAAGTTGCGATTCTCGTTTCTGACTCGCCACCGCCATGCGAATGGGCGAAGTTCTCTGATCAGGTTCTTTCTAAGAGCCTCGATTGGAACCTCGTTACAGTCACACCGGCAGATCGGCGATCAGTCATCGAAGCTGCAACAGGATACGTAGTGCAGAGCCATGAGACAGCGATTTGGAGTTACGAAGTATCTCCTATCATGCTCATTGACGACCTGCTCAACGTATTAAGGGATATAGCCTGTATGGGATATCCAGTTGCGGTTGCTCATTCATGGGTTGGTGCCCGTTCTGGGCTCAACTCAGACCCGATTCACTTCTGCTATGATGCCAACACAGATCAATGGGAATTAACAACTCCTAAAGAGATGCTAGCATTCTGGCAGAAAAGTCAGGTTTCTTCGTACTTGTAACTAGGAGTAGAACCATATGGGTATTAACCCTGTAGCTCTTTTCTCTGATCTTCAATCTGACCTGCAGTCTCATATTACTAATGAGATAGCTAATGCCGCCGCTTCGAATATGATGAACTCGTTCTACAAGAAATTTGTAGACAACGAGAAGTCAGACGCGGAGCTTAAAGCATTCGCAAAGTTCTCACATAGCAATTCGCTGTGTAAGGATTGGCAGTGGCCAAGTGACCCGGAGTCTTCCGTTTTCATGGAGGAGCTTAAAAGCACCTTATGGAAATGGGAGAGCTCGGTGGGTATTGGGTGCCTCTCGTTCGGTCATTTATTTGATCGATTAAGAGTGGGACCTGGTGCGGCACTGGGAGCGCGTGGAGCCGACTTTTATACAAAAATCGGTGACAGCCCTCTGACATGCACTCGACCTTCGTTGGGAGCGATTTATCGTCGCTCGGCTAGTGTGTACCCGTTATGGAATAGAACTGAGCTAGGTCGCTCAGCCATACACGGTGACCCTCAAACCGTTGAAGGTAATACCTTGTCCTTTGTTCCTAAGACGGACGAGATTAAACGATCAATATGTGTCGAGCCATCCATCAATATGATGTATGAGCTTGCCCTCGGTTCTTTTATCGAATCCGGCCTCCTCAAGGAGTACGGTATCGATCTGGCTATCCAGCCTGACAAGAATCGAGAACTTGCTCGAATAGGCAGCGTCACGGGATCATTTGGCACTATCGATCTCGAAAGTGCGAGTGACTCTCTATCGCTATCTATGGTGAAAGGACTACTCCCGAGGACCTTCTGGGCCCTTTTGGAGTATCTCCGCTCACCTACTACCTCCTATAAAAGAGAGAGTATAGAGTTGCATATGGTGTCAACGATGGGAAACGGTTTTACGTTCCCATTACAGACCCTGCTGTTTGCAGGCGTTGTCATTACTACCGCCCGGATGCTTGGGATTTCCCTTAGCTTTCCCCGGGGTAGACTTGGCAATTGGGGTGTCTTTGGTGACGACATAATCGTGCCTACAGTAATGTATGGCGCAGTTGTGTCCCACCTTCAGATCCTTGGTTTTCGAGTCAACAGTAGTAAGTCCTTTAATACAGG